TGTGTATTACCACCTGCTGAGTACTACAAACTTGCTGAGTCTGCTACAAGAACTGTAGATGTTGACTTCAACCCTGGTGGTAATGGTTCGTTTGCTTCTGGTAAGATCCAGCAAGTTGCAGGTATTCCTGTGATGATGAGCAACAACGTACCTCAGACAAACGTATCATCTAATCCAAGTGGAGCTAACAACACCTACTCAGGTGACGATAGTAAAACTATTGGATTGGTCTTCCATAAGAGTGCAGTGGGAACTGTAAAACTTATGGATATGACTACTGAAATCACAGGTAATGATTATGCTACGATGTATCAAGGCACATTAATGGTTGCTAAATATGCTCTAGGACATGGAATCCTACGCCCAGAGTGTGCAGCTACTATTAAGTTATCTGCTTCTTAATACTTCTTAAATTCAATTTATAGGGTATCTTATTATTAGATACCCTTTTTTTTATTCGGTACAGACCTATGAGAAAAAAAACAACTGCACAAAAAATAAAAGAAAAAATAAAGAAAAGAAAAGAATTTGAGAGAGCACTATTAAAAGATATGGAAAAAAATATGGGTAAGCGAGGTATGGGTTTAATGCTAAAACCAACACCACCAAAACCTCCAACGCCAGGTTATAGAGAGCAACAGCAAAAGAGATAATTATGTACCACTCAACATCAACAAAGAAAAAAAAGAAGAAAGGATCGACAACTAAGCGAGATTCTCTTAAGATGAAACCTAAAAAGAAAGGGTATTGATTATGTTTGGTAAAAAAAAGAAAAAATTAGAAGGTCAAGCTTTTATTGACTTTTATGAAAAAAAACTAAAAGATACTGGCAAAACAACTCTTGGAGAAAAAGCTAGATATATTAAAGAAAAATCTAAATTAAGAAATAAATTAATTAAGTCAGGAGGAAACTAATGCCTGTAGCTGCAACCACAAGACTAGAAAGCATCAATATTATGATGGCTGCAATAGGTGAGTCTCCTATAAATACGTTAACAGGAACTTTGCCTGTTGATGCTCAACTAGCAATTGATACTTTACACGAACAAGAAAAAGCTGTTCAAAACGAAGGCTGGAGTTTCAATACAGAAATTGATGTAACTTTAGTAAGAAACAATATTAATGAAATTGTTTTAAGCCAAGATGTTTTAAGAGTTGATCCTAATATTCATCAACACCCTACAGTTGATGCAATACAACGTGGATTAAAAATGTATGACAGGTTAAACAATACTTTTGTTTTTGATACTGATTTAATATGTACAATTGTTTATTTTAGAGATTTTGTTGAAATACCAGAACCAGCAAGAAACTATATAACAAAAAAAGCTGCTCGTATTTTTATTGATAGATTAGTAGGTGATGCTTCTTTAAGGGGTTTTACGCAACAGGATGAAACTAGAGCTAGGGCTGTATTATTAGAAACTGATTTGGCTAATGCAGATCATAATATTCTTAGGGGTGATCCATCTTTAACTAATGTATTTGATACTTATTCTCCAGCAAACGCATTAATTAGATAATTATGGCTTTAGTTTCTAGATCAATACCTACATTGTTGAGAGGTATTTCACAATCTTCTGATGCTACGAAAAAAGCAGATCACGCTGAAATACAAGACAATGCTAATAGTGATCCAGTATTAGGTCTTGTAAAGCGTTCTGGTAGTCAACATATATCTACTCTAATTAGTGGTGAAACGACTATAGGTGACGCTAAAATTCATATGATAAATAGAGATACAACTGAAAGATATGTTGTTGTATTAACTTCAAATAATGTAAGAGTTTTTGATCTTGATGGAACTGAAAGAACTGTACATAAACCTGACGGTGTTGACTATTTGTCTTGCACTTCTCCTAGATCACAGTTAAAGACTATAACGATTGCTGACTTTACTTTTATTGTCAACACAACTATTACAACTCATATGGATAATAATTCTTTGAGTTTACCATCTTCAAATATCACTCAAGCGATTGTATTTATAAACCAAGTCTCAAACAATACTCAATATTCAGTTACCGTAGATGGTGTTACTGCCAATGATGATACAACAAACGATACTACACTTAGTACTGCACAAGTAGCAACTGATTTAAAAAATATTCTGGCTGCTGGTTTAGGATCAAATTTTTCTCTTGGTGTTCATGGTTCTGTTATTAGTGTTAAAAAAAATGATGGTACTAATTTTTCTATACATGGAACAGACAGTCAAGGTGATACTCATATGACAATAATAAAAGATAATGTTCAAACATTTACAGACTTACCACCAGTTTCACCTAATGGTTATGTTGTAGAAATAAAAGGAGATGAAAGTAGTGAATTTGATAATTATTTTGTTAAATTTGTCACTACAAATAATGCTGCTTTTGAAGAAGGAAGATGGGAGGAATGTGTAAAACCAGGAATAGAATTTAAATTTGACTATAATACGATGCCTCATGTTCTAATTAGGCAGCCAGACGGAGATTTTAGATTTGCAAAAGTTGGTGGAGGCACTTATACATCTTTTCACGATGTAGGGACATACAGTCAATCAGGAACTACTGTTACTGTTACTAGAAATAATCATAGATTACAAACTGGCATGACCATAAGAGTAGATTATACAAGTGGTAATGCAGTTGATGGAGATTTTACATTAACAAAAGTAGATGACAATACATTTACTCTTACAGCAGCAAGTTCATTAACAACAAGTGGAGCCATAAAATATGGTGCAATAGATTTTTATTCTTTACCTACATGGGGAGAACGAACTTGCGGAGATTTAGATTCTGCTTTAACGCCATCTTTTATTGGTAATCCTATTAATAACGTATTTTTTTTTAGAAATAGATTAGGATTTTTAGCTAATGATAATGTAATTTTATCTACTGTATCTAAATTCTTTCAATTTTTTCCTGAGACTGTACTTACAATTATAGACAGTGACCCGATAGATGTAGCAGCTTCACATACAAAAGTAGCTATTCTTAAAAATGCTGTAAACATGGGAGAAAAGCTAATATTATTTTCAGATCAAACACAATTTATTTTAAGTAGTTCAGCAGATAATCTTACACCAAAAACAGCAAACGTTTTAGTAGCAACAGAATTTGAAAGTAGCGACATTTCATCTCCTATAGGTGCTGGTAGTTCTATTTATTACCTTACTACTAAAGGAAATTTCTCTGGGGTAAGAGAATATATTATCTCAAGTGGAACACAAGTAAGGGATGCTGCTAATATCACGATTCATGTTCCAAAGTTAATTCCTAATGATATTTATAAAATAGCTGTTTCTACAAACGAAGATACCTTAATATTATTAGGAGCATCAACACCAAATAAACTTTATATTAATAAATGGTTATATGGTGGTAACAATGAAAAAGTATTAAACTCATGGTTTACCTATACTTTTGATCCTGGTAGAATTATTAAAAACATAGATTTTATAGGTACTGATTTATTTATAGTTTCTGAAGATAATGTTATTGTTGGTGATACTACAAAAATTTATTTAGAAAAAATACCTTTTGAAACAGATTATAGAGAACCTAATAGCGAATATGAATATCTTTTAGATCGAAAAATAACAGAGTCAACTACTGGATTATCTGTTGCTTATGATACGAATACACAGTTATCTACTGTAACTTGTCCTTATCGCCTTGATGCAGCAATGCAGCTTGTAGCAAGAGATCTAGCCCCTTCTGTACTTGCAACTTATAACAGTACAACTTCTAATAATACAGTCACAGTTACAAAAACCAATCATGGATTCATAACTAATGATGTAGTGAAAATTAGACTAGCAAGTCCAAGTATTCATGATTTGGATACTGCTAATATGAACGCTGCTGATTTTGATGGAGAAGGAAGATTTGGTAGCTTGTCTTCTTACATTATAGTTGAAGGTCAATTTTCTATTACTAAAGTTGATGATGATAATTTTACATTTCAAACAACAAGTAATTTAGGTAACAATACAAATACTTCTCATTCAACTGGAAAAGAACCTATAGGAACTATAAGAGAAACAAGTCTTTTCACTGATGTTTTTGGAGCACAAAGAAATGTTAATCCAGGAGAGCTTTTTCTTTCAGTTAATCTTGTTGGTAGTAATACTGCAATTACAGTAATTGGTGATATTAGTAAAACAAAATTTATTCTTGGCGAACCATATCAAATGCACTACAGGTTTGCAAAACAACGCTTTACAGAAGCCCCAAATCAACCCAATGAATTAATTGGAGGTCGATTACAATTAAAACATTTTTATTTAAAATACGAAAATACAGGATTTATAAAAACT